AGGCATCTATATCTTCTCGTAAAGGAGTTCCAACAGGGGACACGCGTTCCACCTCTTGTCGAAGTAACTCTTTATCAACTCTTTCTTGTTGGTTTGCGGTGTCCTCTGGAATACCAAAAATTGCGTCCGCTAAATTTTTAGCCATTGTTATTGGCTTTGCCCGCGGAATTCGTTTGCTTCTCCAGCGGCAATCAGAATATTAATAAATGAATTAGAAAATCCCTCTTCCCTTAGGTCGTCTATTGTATAAGGTATATCACCAATTCTTATTCCTGTAACTTTACCTTTTGATTTTGTTACTACTGCATCAATATCATTGCCAAATAAATTTAAGTTACCGCCTCTAGCATACCCAAGACTAAATACCTCCCTCCAGAACTCGGGTTGTTGTTCAGCACTAAACCTTTTCATAACCTCAATAAGTTGTTGAGCATAGTCTTGCTTATCTGCAGTTGTTCGTGCTTTTGTTTTTAAATCATTTATTAAAGGACTTATTCCTTTGAAATAGTCTTCATACTGAATTAATGTACTATCTTCGTTTAGTACGGAATCCCTTTTGAGCAGATTCAATTCACTTAATGTTGTTTTATATGGGTCAGAGAACTCAAGATCTGACTGTGCTGCAGTTCTGTTTAAGCGACGATCTTGTTGGATTTGGCTAGCTAAAGAAGTGCCCTGTGTATTTAACATACCAGTTTCTATAAATGTACCTATACTTATATTGGTAAGATAAGGAGTAATAGGAGCATTTTTAGGTAAAGTAGCTAAACTAGATAAAACATATGAACGGACTATAGCTATATCTGCATTTTTTTGAGTCATCTTTCTAAAGTCCCCACCTGCTTTTATTAAAGCCTCTGTTAAAACTTTATTATCTTCTTCAGATATATTAATGCTATTTACTAGTTTAGTTATACCCTCGATATCGTTCTTTTCTATTAATTCAGCAAACTCATCTACTTGTTCCTTAGTGATTACTTCCTTTAATACTTTTTTAGCTTCGGGTGGTACCTCATTACCTAATACTTTACTTTCGTCTATAACTCGCTTGCCATTTTGTTCAATTGTATATTTATTAGTAAAATCTTGTGGGGATAACTCTTTAAAATCTTTTGCAATCACTGGGTTTTTTAACATAATGTTAAGATTGTCAGATGTAGCGAGCTCTCGATAAATTTTATTATTTGTTATATGGATTCTAGATTCCTCAGTACTTAACCCCGGAGGGCCTTTCTTTATTTCACCTAATTTTTTATCTAATACAGTTTTAGTATTATTTACTGCCATTTCACCCAGTAAAGCCACCGCTTCTTTTTTCTGTTCATCATTAAGACTATTCCATTGCTTTTCAGTAAATGCCTCTTCTACATTTTGTAAATCATAATCTTTACCTAAAAATTCTCTACGGCGTCCTGCTTGTGCTTTAGCTTGTCTTTGCCCTCGACCACCTTGAAAAAAACTATCTAACAATTTAACAATATCTTTATCTGGTCGATTAAACCCACCGCCCGATAGATAAGGACCTTTAACACCATCTACTACATAACCTTTAGCAACTTTTAGCTGATTTATGAGTGCTAGCCCCTCAGCATTTCTGCCATCTAAAGAAAACCCAGTTTTGCTAAAATTCTTTGGATTAACTTCAATAACGCGATTTCCGGCTATAAAATTTTGTAATTTTTCATCATAATCGTCACCTTCTACTTGTGACCAAATTTGTGCTAAAGAATCTCCCGTACCTCCAGTTGTTTGTATTTCATCATTGGTTTGTTTGTTTGTTTCAAATTCATCGCTAAGACCCGCTATTGTTTGAATAACAGTTTCTCTAGAAGTCGTTGGGTCATTTATTGTGTTGTAACTATTTAAAACATCATCCATAGTTAAATTTCTACTTGTTATTTGACTCATCATACGTATGCCCTGTTCGGTTCCAGCTGGGGCGGTTCCTAATAATTTTGCTTTTTTAGCATCGTAAATAACATCTAAATCACTACCTCTAACAGTAAAAGCCCCTAAAGACTCTCCACCATCGCTTTGGTTTCGCCCATCCATAGTGACATCGTTTTCTCTAATTGCAAAAGTGCCATCTTCATTAGGCACCATAGTAGTTACTGAAGGATTGTAAACAACCTTACCATCTTCTCCTCGTTGTGCAGAGCTTTTTAAATCACCTAGATTTATTCTTTTAAAATCCGCATTTCCATCTTGTTTTAAGGCATCGTTAAACAAGTCTGGGTAAAATTTATTTAATTGGTCTGAATCTAAAAAAGGCAAAACTCCCTCTGAAAAGGTTAATGTGCCTTGTTGTTTCTTTTTATTACGTTCTGCTGCATAGGTACCAAAATCTCCATAAGCTGCTTCGTTCCAACCAGCTGGTACAACACCAGATTTTTCATACTCTAATATAACCGCATCCGCTTGCCTCTCTCCCTCTAACATGGAGTTTACTTCATTTAAAGATAAGTCCGCGGTTTCTTTTTTACTATAATTTTTCGCAAGAGGATTAAAAAGAAATTCTAGGAATTGACTCCCACTCATATCTTTATTCATGGTAAAAGTGCCATCTTTGTTTTGTATCGCCATTATAATTTTCCGTAGTCAACCATTAGATACCCAGAACCGTGTGTAGTAACTGCTTCTGGTTTCTCATGTATTATCTCTTGTGCAAGGACTCCGTATTTAGGTAAGTCACCTGCGCCTAATTCTATAGCTTCTTTACTCCACTCCCAAGTGTAAACATTGTAGTTACCTTCTTTATGGCTAAACGTAAGATCTTTTTTCAAACGTATGTCGGAGAAAAAGAACATAGCTCCCATAGCTAAACTGCCTAACATATTAGTTTGTGAATTTTTATACGCTACCCTATCTCTTTCATATTGATTTCTTCTTGCTACCGCGTTTTCTGCAGCAGCGCCTAGCCCTTGTAAAGAACTTCTATTTACTCCTTGTCCAATGTTTATTAGGTCACTTAAAACTTTTTGATTTTGATTTAATTGAGCTAATCTAGCCTCATTCAAACCACCTGCTAAATTAACTACTCCACCTCTTTGGAAAGCTCGTTGCCTTTCAGCAGTTAGCGCCTGAGTAGACTCAAACCCAAACCTTTCTCTATTTCTTCTAGCGATATCCTGTGCAATTTGTGATTGTTGCGCTACGTCTTCCGGCACTGCATCTATTAAACTAGTATCAGTTTGCGCTTGTTGCACAAGCTCATCCTCAAAAGGTCGGTAATCACGTAAATATCGATCTTGTTGACGTTGCGTAACCTCAGCAAATATTTTATCAGGGTCTTCTTTCCTTGCCCTAATTGCCGCTATTGCATCTTGAATAACTCTTGGACTACCCATATTCTAACTACCCGGCTTTGTATTCTATACCTTTATTCTTTATATATTGGCCCCCTACTCTACCAATATTACTCTGAATATTTGAAACTCTACTAAGTCTTGCTGTAGCTCTGTTTAAATCTTCCGATCTCGCTAACTTAGCAGCTTTAGCTAGACCACTACCAGCATCTGCTGCTTGCCCTCTAGCTGTCGCTAATACTCCTACTCCTTCATTTGCTGCTACATCTCCGGCTACTACGTTAGCTCGAAGAATATTACCAACAGCCCCCAAAGCTCTATCGGCACTAGTATCAACTCCAGAGACTGTACTTAATCTAAGAGGTCCGCCAGTTGTAGCTTGCATGGTATCAGCCTGCGCACGACCACGAAGAGTTTGGCGCGTATCTTGTGATCTAGATTTATCACGCATACGTAAAAGCAAAGGGTCATAAGTTTGTTCAAAATACTCTTGATCCTCTTTTGCTATACGAGCCTGTGTTTTCTCTACTTCACTTGGCTTGTAGTCTTGTTGTTTTGGTTTTCTACCCATTACAGTTCCTTTTTATATACTGTTGTTACTGCTTTAAATCCATGCGTGTTAGCCGCTCTACTCCATCCAGAACGGTCGGAATGAAACTCCATTCCTGTTATGCTGGTATTTTGTACAAGTCTTTCTAAAAACTCCATCCCAGCTTCCATATTATTATACCCGGGTCTACTATAAGCAACCCAAATATATAAAGTTTTTTCTCCTCCAGCATCATTAATAACTGAAAGGACTAAAAATCCTGAGTAGTAGTCTTTAGTATATGCCATATATAACTCAGAGCTACCCTCTCGTAAAGCTGCATATACGTCTGCAGGTATCCAATCTGCATACGATTTTTGAGTTACACGTTTAAGATCTTTTTCGATATTGCTGTAGGCAGCTTTTATATCCTCTATCGGGATATACTCGAAAACAGTGTCATTAATAGTCCAACTCTTTGCCATATCGTCCATACCTCTTCCTTGGGGATAAACCTGCACCTTTATATTTTACTGTTCTTTTCACACCAATATTACCACCTCTACCTCTTAATTCTGCCTCAGATACCTGAGCTTGAAATAAGTTAAAATAGTCCGCAGCAGCTACTGGGTCTGTCCATTCTTTACTAGGCATTCTCAACAGCCTGTAAACAGCACCATAAATAATGCCGTCTCGATAATCATTACTAAAATTAGTGTCTATACTATTAGTAGTTCTACTAGGTTTTAAAGCTACGTTTAACAATAAACCATTTACATTTTTTGCGTTAGGGACTGGTACTAACCAAAAAGTATCCGGTGTTTTTTGTAAATACACCGTTGGTATACCTGATTTATCTCGCCAATCAGGATAATTTAGCTCTAGACTTCTTGGACTAATTGGGTCTAAATCATTCCCATCATAAGTAGCCCATAATATTTGATGTACATCTGTACCACTTGGTTGGTCAAACTCATACTCATAAATTCCCGATATCGTAGTTATTGGGTCTAAATCATGAGTATAAGCCTTACTTTTTTCACAAAGCTCTATAGTCGCAGAACGTAGTGTAGTTTCTATCAACGAATCAGGACAACCCGGAACGTATGGTAAAACGTCTTTAATTAATGAATCAAAACTAGCCACTTGATACTCCTTGGTCAGGTTGTACAGCTTGTTGAACTACTCCACCTCTAGCTAAACTTGCGGTAAATAATTGATAATAACTACCAGCACGTTGTTGGTTTCCAGCAAACTCGCCATCTTTTAAATAGGCTCTATACAAAACAAAATTAATTAGTGCATTTGCAAAGATATCATCCACTTGTATTAAATCAGTATTTGAACCAATACTAGTAGGATTTTTAGAGTACACAACTTCTACATAAGCATTACCAGAAACTCCAGGGTACACATAAAATACTCTAGGGTCGTCTCCATCAAAAATATAATGTTTAACCTCAGTACCGTGTGTAGCATCACCAGTTACAGTTGGGTCATGCCAATTAGGTTCTGTACTATTTAAAGCATCTTCTGATACCACCCGGATACTTCTACCACCGGTAGCGCTTGCAGAGGTGCTTGCAACATTCCTTACTAATTTTACAAGCCTTAGTCCATCAGCTGGTATGGTTTGTTCCGTACCAGTAACTAACTGTACATTAGAATGTGTGGCAGTAGCATCAGGACGAATATTAGCAACCTCTCTCTGTGCATCACTTAAATAATCAAATAGTTCACCGTCGGTCCAACGCACACTAGTATTATCCTGAAGTACATTACGTACCCTGGATAATATGTGTTGTGCTTGTAACGTACCAGCCATCTATTTTTCTTCTTCTTTTTTCTCTGTTTTTTTAACGAGTTTTGGCTTTGCTTTAGGTTCAGGCTTAGGCTCTTCTCTTACTTCTTTAGCCCCAGCTTGTATACAAGCATATCCAATGTACTCTGGGAATTCTCTTGCTTCTCCTGCGTATAAACGAACAGCATCACCAGTTTTTAGTGATACATATAAATCTGTTTTTGAGATAACTTTCATAGTTTTTCTTTCCATTTAAAACTCCTGTTTAGTAGAAAGAGGTGGTCCGAAGACCACCCCAATCTTAATTAAAATGCGCAATCTACTCTGATTACACCAAAGTCTTCATTCTGACCAGAAATGTCAGAGTTGTAGACTGGTTTTTTAAGACCCATGATCTTACCGATAGAAATACCGTTTTGGTTTCCATAGTCGAAAGTATCTTCAACTATTTCAGGCAAACCGATATCTGCCATAGCAAGAGCTTGAGCTCCACAGAATAGGTTAGCAGCGAAGTCAACATCACTACCAGATCCACCTTTCTGAGTACCTGAGGTACCTTGAGAAGTGTTTGGTACGTGCCTGAATTCGTGAACCATAACGCCGTCAACCATTAAGCTAGAAGATCCAGCAAATAGTTCGTTGTTTGGTCCTCTGATACCAGCGCTTCTTACGTTTGATAAGAAGTCAGAATCTAGTTTCAGATCAGCCATTACTTGTGGAGTAACAAAAAGATGATACATCTCTTCATTACCATTTCCTCTCATACCTCTAATGTATTGGTCTTTAGCAAATGCTTTCAACTCAACAATAGTGCTGTAAGACATTTTGTCAGCAGCAACTAAAGCAGAAGTGTCACCAGCAACTAAACCATTAGTTGCGTCTACTCTTCTGTGTCTGTTAGAAGTAGGAGCAGTTACATCACCATTAAAGGCAAGGTCAGACAAGTTAGCACCTGAACCTAGTACTGGTCTAGTCGCAGCAGAACCACCGATGTTGTTGTTCTTTCTGTTGTAGTCAATACCAGCCAAAGTCAAGAATGCAATTTGGTCTAGTCTGTCCGCCATTGCGTATGCAAGTGCGTCTCTTGAGTGCTCACGGAAGTTGACAACAGATTTTTGATCCGCTAAACGACCAGATAGTCTGTTCGCAAATCTTAATTGATCTAATTGTACAACGATGTCGAATGCTCTTAGTGCCTC